AGGCCACATGTTGTTTGAAGGCCATATGCGATTGCGATGCATCCATTGTTGCTTTATTGTATGAGCAAAAGGACTTATAATCGCTATAGTACTTGATTCTGGTATATTATAGGTCCATCGTATACTTGTATCTGATTCATAATATGGTTCTAGGCTACGTAATGGTATTCTTACACTGTATGGTGATACCATATTTAAAATTAGGCGTTCTTGACTTGTCTTAGTCCATTCTGCTAATATAGTCATATTAGGTAACACATGTTTGAGCATATGATCAGCCCATGCGTCCAATGCTTCATTTGTAGCTGGAAAAAGTCCAGCGTTGATTGTCATATGTTTCATAACAATTTGTGGATAGGATGGTTTGATTATACGCTGACGATTACTAACATAAAACCATAAAGCATTTAGTTCAGATGTACCAAGTTTGCCTGCTGTAAATGGACTTCGTTTATTTATATAGTGTGTAATGATTTTTGCCCCATCGCTTTGGGATAAAATAGGTGGACCAGCACGATTATCCATAACTATTAGTATTTTATAGAAGGTATTTTTAGACCACTCAATTAAAATATTATTATTATATATATGGCTGCAACTGCTACAATTGAAATATCTAATATAACATCTTCGTCGATTAATGTTGTTGTTACTGCTTATAGCACTAGTAATACAACAGGTCCATGGTATTTGAATATTACAACTAATAACGGTATGGGAGGTTCACCAACATATGCTGACCATCCAGTTGGCGGTGGTTCATGGTATAGTCCAGATACAATTCCTGTGGTTGGTAAGACATATACTGTATTATTCTCAACATTACGGTATGACCAGAATAACCCAAATACTGCGTTTGATGCGACGGATGCACTTGGCAAAATGTATTACTCACCATTCAATCTATTTATTTATAAAAATGGTGGAGTCAATTCAAATCCCGGCACATTTATATTAACATCTCCTCATGTTACACAAATTACTGCTGGTGGCGGTGGCGGCAGCGTAGCATGCTTTATGGCTGGTTCTAAGATTCTAACACCTTATGGATATGTAGCCGTTGAAGATATTTACGATAATGATATTGTTCTTACTGCTGACGCCCGTCCTGTACCCGTAAATGTTTTTAAAACAACAGTTATGACTACAAAAGAGACTGCTCCCTATTTTATTCCAAAAAGTGTATTTGGACTTCAACAGGATTTATATTTATCTCCATGGCATGCGTTTCAAATTCGTAAAGGTGTATGGATGAAACCACAAACCGCATCTGAATTATATGATAGTGTGTTACAATATGATGTTGGTAAACTTGTAACATATTACCATTTAGAAGCACCTAATTATTTCAAAGATAACCTTGTTTGTAATGGGGTTATAGTAGAATCTTTTAGTGGAAATCAACTTGTAGGAATGAAGGGACGTATGTATACCTACAATTCTAAGTTAAAGGGATATACACGTGCTGCATCAAAACGTTTAGCATTGATAAACTAGTAATTATTTTTTATGTTTACGTGTCTTATTCGTTGTACACTTTGTGCGACCAATAATAGCACATCCTATACGAGCTCCACTATGTCCTGTCGTATGACTATCTTCGGCTGTTCCTTTGCCTAAATCATCGGGATCGGCATGAACAATAAGTGAGCGTCCATATAATTCATTTAGGGTAACATTAGGCAAAAAATATGTTGTCTTACTTTTGGGACCAGTAATATTTCCTAAATCGCCAGTATGACGTGGTGCTTTGGATGTTGGAGGTCCTCCGTGTGGTTGGGCTAGGCCTTTATGGTAGTGATCACAAGCACCTTTACATCCTTCGCCACGTAAATCACCAGCCTTATGAATATGAAATCCATGGTCACCAGGTGGAAGTAATGAAAAATCAGCTATAACTTGAAGACCATTCTTCTTAGATATAAATTCAACAAATCCTTTTACATCATTAGTGCCATCAAATACTGCAACTGCCATCTTATTATGGTATAGGATTTTTAAATCGGCGACGGGCAGCAGCAGCTGCTAATTCACGTTGACTTTTTGTAATATCATGTATACCACCTAATGCTTGTCCAGGACTTGATTCTGTTATAATATTTTCTGGTTCTGGTTCTGGTGTAGACGGTTTAGGTGGAGTTGGAGGTAAATCGAGTGGAGGCATTAGTTCTAATTCTAATTCACAGTTACGAATACATACTGGTTCATCCGAAATAGGCCGTGTATTTGTAATTGTGACAGTAAATACATGCCCTAGTTTTGTTATATCATCAATAACCCATAAAGGAATTGTTTGCCCATCTTGAATACAGGTATAGGCTTCAAAAGCATCGCGTAGAAATTCCTGTGTATCCTGAGCACGAATATGATCTGATGTATGTGGTTGAATTGTAAGACCAGTACATAAGGATGGTTCATAACGTTCTACAGAAATATTATCATGGTCACAATCCAGTATATCACATATCCATTGAGGTGCATATATTGTATCATATTCTTCATCATTTGGATGAGGTTTATATACGAGTCCTACTGCTGTTTGATTTACACCATTGGTTAACTTCAAAATAGTTGCTATACCAATATCTGAATGTGTAATCCAATATTCAAATGCTCGTTTAGGCATCCATAATTTATCTGAACATTCATACATAGCTATATCATCATCTGAAAGATGACTCATATAGATAAGAGGCTTAATTAACATTTCCTACTATATTAAGTATATATATAAATAGGCTCAATTTTTGTTTTTGTTAAACATATGATGGCCATTGTATTGGAAACCCTAATAATATACCATCGTTATGCTCACCTTTGTATCTTGTAAACACATCTCCCATCATAGTCCAGTAGTTAATTTCCCAAGTTATTTTGGGTAAGTTTTCGTTTACAAGCTTAGTTTGTTTTTCATATAGATCTTTAATTAAATTACGATCACTTACAATTATTGAACCACTATGACACCAACATGGTTTATCCCATAATTCATAATTTCCTGCTTTTAACCAACCACCAGGTGCCCAAACCTTGTTAGATTCTAATTCATATGTACTTAATGTTTGTAATGCACGAATCATACGTGGCCTATCTTTAAACATATGAAATATACCAAAATCAATCCAAGCCATATGTGTAAATTTCGAAGAAATTTTCATACTTGCATCGGCTAAAAGTTTTAATTTAGATAATTGTATACAAAAATATTCTAATGTATCTTTGGTTTGACTACGTTCTTTTGGTAATATAATATTTTTTGGTACCCATGATGTATCTAGTTTTATATATCCGAGAATAGTTAAATGTGGATAATAATTGAGTAATTTTTCCGCTCGTGTTTTATGCTGTTCATCTATATATAAAAATACATGTATACCTGATAAAAGCATCATTTCAAAATTATAAAAATATGTATCTACTGATCTATGCTGTATAGATGAACATGTATATAATGCTGTTATAAAGGCGAGTGTCATCCTTTCATTCATTACATAATAATGCTTTAGACTATCTTATTTGTACGAATTGTTCGTTCTTTTCTTAATTGAGCTGCTGCCTCAAAAAATTTATTTATTGTTTCAATAGTTGTACCTTCTGTTACTACAATTTCTGGATGTATGGTTGGCGATGTCTGTATAACCTTTTTAGGATATAATCTTTTTTTTACAGCATCTAATACAAGTCCGCGTTGAGTGTTATTATTTGGACTTGGTTGACCTCCTAGTTTATAACCAATACAAGAAAATGATATTACATTTGATGGTTTATTATCTTTTTTATATAAATATTTGAGGGTTGATTCTTGTTTTTGTTCTTCTAAAGATTTTAATATATTTACATCCAATACATCTCCGTTTTTTAATATACATGTTTTATGTGTATATGGATATAATCCTACAATTGTAAATTTCTGTATAATACCTTGAATTGATAATGGTATAATAGACCCTTCTGTTAAACTTGTATAATTATCAAATGCCTTTCCTAATTCTATATTCCATTCTTTGATTTCTATAAAATTACTATGATGAGGTCGTATACTCATTTTGGAACATATACAATGTTCTATGATTGAACAATGTAAGTCAACTGTTACATCCATAGAATAATACATCCAAAACGGTATATAAATTGTATCGGGTTCATCATGATATCCATGTACAGTTCCAACAATTGTTTGTCCAAGACTATTTGAAATAGATAAAATCGTTATTTTTCCTGCGGCACATTCAAATCCATCAAATAATAATCTTGGTATTAATAGTCTATCTGACTGTTCAAATTGTTGTAAATCCTTTGCTGTTAAAAGTAATGATTGTGTAAAAGGGTGTACTTTCATCCCTATACATACATTATAAATTTATTTATAGATATAATGTAAGAGGCATGAAATATCATGGCAAAACACGGCGTAAAATGCGTGGTGGTGATGTTAAATCGCCAATTGGACGTTGTCAATGTAAAGATGCTAATGGACAACAGTGCGGGAAGTCTGTAAATGGAAAATCTGCGTTTTGTAAACAACATTTAAACTGTCCTTTATCTCCAATAAATGGATTTGAACCTGAAAAGAATCCAGGCCGTTATAATAATGATCCTGCTATATGGAAAGTACATAACTGTTATTCTTACAGTATGAATAGTGTTGACCCTAGACTTGTTGACTTTTGTAGAAAAAATAAGTTACAGAACTGTCGCAATAAATTTCATCAACCCGGTTCTGTACATGGTGAACGTAATGCATTAAATGCGAGTAGTCGTCGTACATGCCCTGTTGTGGAAAAACTAATGATGGCAGATGTACCCAATATGGAACGTACAACATTTGAAGCAAAATGTAAGCCTTATACACGTAAAATAGCACTTGTAGTTGATAAAGGTGAAGATTACCATTTTTATCGTCAAGACGCTAATGGTATGTGGACACATAAAGATGGGTCCAACAAAGTCAAAGATTATGACGCTTTAAAAAATCCAATTGCTAATCCTGAGACGGCAAGCCGTGATTACCGTTGGACTGGAAGCGATTTAAATTACGAAGACTTTTGCGGGTTTTACTGCGTACCCCATGCTGACGTTGAGCTAGAACCAGGCGAGGCATTAAAAGCGGGCGGGGCAAAGACTCGTCGCGGACAACGTGCTTTACGTGGGGCTGGTCTTTCATGGACAAATTATCCGTCACAAACTCGCAAATTGCGTCGGCGTCATCGTCTATCACGACGGGTATAAGTAATTTATTTTTTGAATCCCATATACGCAATGCAGATACAAATGTTGCACGTTTTGTTGACTGAAAAACTAACATAGATCCTAACACGTTTAGAAAACGTTCATGTGTATTTTTATAAAACTGACTTCGTAAAATATTTGGTACAGTCAATAAATTTTGATATATTTGTAACCACTTATATCCAAATAACCATACTTGTTCATGTACAGGATGGATTGAACCTAAGGAGCGTAATGCTTCATCTGTCAAATAAATACGAAACAAATTTTCAATATCATGAAATGCGTTATTATATGTTTCCAAAGCTATATATATATCATTGTATGATAATCCTAATACCCGACCATAGACTACGTGTCTTTCTGGTGCAGCGGTGCTATATGGATTCCATTTATCTATTGGTATTATCTGTAATGGATTCTTTACAAATGATTCTAAATCCCTTGTAAAGTCTGATTCAAATGTATATTGTGTTATAGTATCCATTTAGTACAATGGCGTTTTATAAGAGTGAAAAATAACCGCATTCAAGTAAGGATGTTATGGGAGACCATGATTTATACTGCTATTATCCTGTTGGTCATTATTGTGGCCTGGGAATATATGCGTAGTCGGGCATTTAACGAAGGATTTACTGATGGTGTTGTTCCAGAGTATTTTGGTCGTTATTTTCCAAAACGTTCTGATTTTCAGCCGGGACAAGAAGAAGAACCTGATGGATGGATACGTAATTTGAAGTACTTTGAAGGATATATGGATGTACAAAATCTAGGATACAAAGCTGATTTCTGCCGCGTAGTTGAAAAAGAGAATATGCCCGAATCACGTATATTGGCATGTGCTTTGGCAGGTCAAGAAGGATTAGATTCACTCACATATCGTACTGAATCTGCTCGTTCTGGTATGAAATTTAGTCGAGATGATTATATACGTGACGTAAATCGTGATGGACGTGATGATTATGGCCGTATATTAAAAGTATCATCCTCACCAAATGACCGCTGGGAAGCTAAAGTTGTTGTAGCTGGTCTAACACGATTTCGGCAATCATCTGAATTAGTTGATAACGATCCACCACCACATATTGCCGAACTATTATGGTTTTATGAAGGTATTATGGTATGGTACAGATGGTTTGACGATATGTTAGACTATGGTGAAAATACACAAATTAAAGTTGCTGGAAAAATGTCTATAGATGAAACACCACAGCGAACTATTACATCTGGATTATCAATGAATCGATTACCGGCAGTGAGTGAAGAGGTTAAACCACCTAGTGAACAATACTTAAAAATAGGTGAAAATTCCCAACTTGAGTTTGATACTATAGTACAACTTCGTCAATTACGATGTATATCAGTATGGGCTTATTTTGATGAATTTACAAATAATGCTCGTATATTTGATTTTGGTAATGGAGCTGGTAAAAACAATATTTTACTTGGTATTGAAGGCAAGGGAAATGTACCCCAAGCATTTGGCATGTTAGGAGCACGTCCAACATCTAATGCTAAAGTTTGTAATACACGAGCCGCAGTTGAAGTTTCTCCACAAAATTATTTATCTAGTAGCGATGCAAATATAGATGAATGGACTTGTCCTGGTCCTGAACCTGTTGATACAACCTTTGACGATGATATAATACCAACAATGGTAGGTGAAAAGAAGGCCAATTTATTGTTTGAAATATGGGATATTAATCAACGTAAAATGCGTTGCCGTGTATTAGATGCTATTCCATTGAAAAAATGGGTACATATATGTGCTACAACCACAAATGGTGATTTATTTCGTCCGGTATGGCAAATATATATTGATGGTATAAAAGCATATGAAGAACAAGATGGACATATGCCATTAACATCCTATACAACTAATAATTATATTGGTCGTAGTAATTGGGAAGAAGCATCGGCAGCATTCCAGAATCCTGATGAACGCTTTCGCGGTGCGTTATTTGATTTTCGTATGTATCGCATACCTATGAGTGTTGCTAAACTTAAGAGTACACTTGTATGGGGACAGAAAAAACTAGGCTTACCTGTATCTGACATACGTAATATTGAGGCGAATCCTAATGTTCAGAACAAAGTGCCTGGAAAACAACTTGGTAAGCATTCAAAACAAAAGTAAAGTAAGGATATGCTATTAATTGGGTAGGTGATACTGTTGACCAGGCAAATTGTTCTAGCGGTTTACTGCGAATAAATGGAAGGTGTTTATTTAATGATTGTACTGCTGCAAGAAGTTCATTTGATGGTGGTGTATGTGTTTTAATACCGTCTAAAATTGCTATAAATACGCGATTACAAAATATATTTAGTTTAAAATATGCTTCGTAATCTATATATTTCCATATGTTTTTTAATGGTGGTTGTTGCCACATTGTGCTTGGGTTAGACATTTTAGGAAAAATCTTCTTTTGTATTTCCTGCGGATCACACACTTCTAATAAGAATTTGAGTCGCATATAGGCGGCTCCAAGTTCTCCAAACCAAGTATAGGATTTTAATGTACGCAAAGACTCTTCAGGAGTTTTCATAGTAGATGGTGCCTGATGTGTAGTATGTACATAGTTTATTATATATACACAGTAATAATCTGGAGCATACCATTCATACATAAGTTCTGCTGTAGATAATTCATCACAATTGTTATGCGGAAAGGAAAAGTGCTGTGCTTTGTTTAAGCTAGCAATTTCTTCCATGGACGTCATGGTAATGTAGATTGACTATGAAACACTATAACTCAATTTTCAGTGATAAAAATTGAGTTAGTGTATTACATGTTATTCAAATGACACATGAACTGTATAGTCTGTCAAACATATCTTGGTATTAATATTCAACATGAAGTATGCTCAAAGCGTTCGTATGTGTGTTGTCCTTTATGTAATCATAAGGGACACTTGGCATCCGAATGTTTATATGTAAGACCCGGTGGCAATATTAAAATTTTAAATATTGATATTGATACTACATTGGATAAATCTCTACGTAATTTTATTCACGCACATAATGAATCACATATTGAGAATAAAATTGAAGTAAAAACAAAAACAAATAGCTCAAAACATGTTATGCTTGACTCTATTAAAAAATGGGCATCACGACAAGGATATATTGTTCAATTTGTTCAAAAAGTACCGCATGTATGTGCTCTTGATACATCTATTTCCAGCACTTGATATTTAATTTTTTTTCTATGTATATTATTAGAAATGCAAAATCAAAATTTATTTAATGTACCACCTACTCCTTATGGAACTAATAATATTCCTGCCTCGGCTATTGTTGCCTATAAGCAAAATGCTTGGAGTCCTATGATTTTAGGGAATACAAATACTGCTCAACGTGTTATGCGTAATAGTAATATGAGATTTGGACGCAAAGGACGTACTCGTAAACAACATCGCAAGGCTAAAAAATCACGTAAGACACGCCGCAATTGAAAAATATCCATTTTATTTATTTTTTATTTTATTTTTGTTTAGTTTTATTTTTAAGCCACAACAGGCTTAGCATAGGCAGCCTTCTGGTCAGCAGCAAGAGCCATCCACTGAGCACCCATAATCTTGGATAGATCTGCAAGCTTGGCATCAGGATTGGCTGCCTTGACTTCAGCACGCTTAGCATTACAGTAATTCATGTAGGCATTTGGTGGACGAACAGCCTTAGGAGCATCTGATACATCAGCGGACTTAGCAGCACGCTTGCCCTTAGTCTTAGGGACTTCAACGCCAAGCTTATCCATAACAAGAGCAAGCTGGGACTTGAGAGAGGAAACTTCGACAGCAAGGGCCGTAAGCTGAGTGGAAATAGAATCAAGGGAAACGGACATTTTTGGGAAAGGTAAGTTGTATGTGATAGGAAAGATAACGGAAAAGCAGGGTGCGAATTGATTGTATTAAAAAATGGTTTGTCAATTTTTTAACATGTATCATGTAATTACATTATCATAAAAAAAAGTTGAAGTATATACATTGTTCAATAGAATTTATTGACCTTACTTAATTTCCTTAATTTCCTAAAATGCTTACTCTTCCTTTCCCTACTTTTAACTACCATAATCATCAGGTCAATGCAATTACATGGATGATGGATCGCGAGCGTGACGATGCTGACTATGTACACGGCGGTATACTAGCCGATGAAATGGGTCTAGGTAAAACCTGGATGACAATAGGTTTACTTCTTAACGCTCCTGTTACTGAAACTCTATTACTTGTACCACCAGTATTATGTACTCAATGGTCGACTGCTCTTCAGCAGTCTGGTATACCTCATAGAATACTTGGTCCTCCTAAAAAGAAGGGAGGTGAAGGTAGCTGGACACATATATCTGGCACACGAACCATAGCTGTTACATTGTCAACCTATGACCGTGCCTACCATAATGATTCCCTTGTAAAGGCAACAACATATCAACGTATAATTTGTGATGAGGGTCATGTTTTACGTAACGGTAATAGCATTAAGAAATTTCAAGTACTTAATGCTATTCCTGCTGAACGTCGCTGGATTCTTTCTGGTACACCTATTCAAAATAATAAGAATGACTTTCAGCATCTGTTGAGTTTCCTACATATGAATGATGACTTGCGTATTAAGACTAATGCGTCCACTGTAGCAGAGACCGTTATATTACGTCGTACTGTAGGCATGGTGCGAGAAGCTGTACCAACTATGCCTACAGTTGCTCCTAAGCATAAAGTTCATCCCGTTGTAATACCAGAAGGCTCCGAGGAGGCACGGGTCTTTGCTGCCTTAGTAGGCCGCTTTGAGCATGCCGTAGAAACGCATGCCAGGGCAATGCTTATCTTAGAGTTGTATTTACGTATTCAACAGTTTGTGGCTGATCCATCGATTTATGTAGATGCTATGAAACGTAAATTCAAGGACTTGTATACACGAGAGGCTTGGACTGGTACTACATCCAAGATGACTACATTTCGACGGGTCATCGCTACGGAAACTAAAAAGCCAACCATTGTCTTTGGCACGTTTCGACAGGAACTAGATTTGGCTGCGGCTGCTTTACGAGATACAGGCTATACTGTTTATATGATTCGCGGTGGTATGGCACCTTCTATAC